GCATCCCGAACGCGCACCGGCCGGCCGTGCTGTTCGGCGGCGCGACCTGGTCGGCGATGACGGTCACACCAGAAAATGCGCAGTTCCTCGAGACGCGTCGCTTTCTGCGCGAGGAATTGTGCGGCATCTACAACGTTCCTTTGCAGCGCATACAGGCAATAGTCGAGAACGCTTCACAGGGCGGCGCCGCCGGCCTGGAGGGCATCGATGCCGGCTATGTGCGACACGGCCTATTGCCGCTGGCTCGAGCGCTCGAGTCCATGTGGCGCCGGATGATTCCCGGCGGGGGCCGCACGTTCGGACAATTCAACTTCGACGAATTCATGCGGGCAAGCTCGCAGATCCGAGCGACGATCGCATCAGGTCACCGCGTCGCCGGCATCCGCACCATTGACGAGATCCGCGGCGACGAAGGTTGGGCACCATTGCCCAACGGTGAGGGCAGCAACCCATTCTCGCCGCTCAACTCGAACACGGTGTCGCCAGTAGGCGGCGCCGACAACGCACCGGCACCCGGCGGCACAGGAGGCTCGGCATAATGGCCACACCAAAGATCCGCCACGGCGGGCTAAAGGAACTCGAGCAGCGCGTGCTCGACGGCGACATGCGCGCCGTTCGTGCGCTCGTCCGCCAGGCGACCGGCCCGAACACGCTGGACATGGCGTTTCGCAACGTCGAACTACGCGCCGCACCTGACGGCACTGGCGGCACCCGGTTGCTGTTCACCGGCTACGCCTCCGTCGTCGAGCAGCCGTTCACGATGGGCGACTGGCTCGGCGATTACGAGGAAGTTGTGCGCGACGGCGCGTTCACCAAGACGCTATCCGAATCACCCGACGTGATCTTTTGCCTCAATCACGACTGGACGAGCGCACCAATGGCGCGCACGAAGGCCGGCACCTGCCGGCTGCTCGCCGACTCGACCGGCCTGGACACCTCGGCCGACCTCGACGGCAACCGCGCCGACGTCTATCAGGTCCAGTCCGCGATGGATGCCGGCGAGCTCGACGCAATGTCGTTCGCGTTCTGGGTCACCCGCCAAATGTGGTCACCCGATTACGAGCAGCGCGACATTCTCGAGGTCGACCTCGACGGCGGCGACGTCAGTATCGTGACGTGGCCGGCCAACCCGGCCACGACCGGCACGACCAACCTACGCAAGCGCGCCGGCCTGGCGCTGGCCCGTTCACGTGTGCCCGCGCTGCTCGTCCAGCGGGCCCGTGCTGAGCAGCGCGCCGGCGCGACCTTGTCGGCCGCCACGATGGAGACGTTGCAGGCGGTGCTCGACCTGGTCGCCGACGCCGACGTCGCCGTCGATGCCGCTCAGCCGTTGCTCGCCGAGCTCATGGGCGTAGCCAACCCGGATGACACTTCCGAGAACGAAAACTCGGGACAAAGCCCGGACATGGTCCGGGCGCGGCTCGCTCTCATGGCGGCCGCAGGTAAGTAAGCACCACCACCGCAGCACGCCGACGGCCCACGCCGGACGCCGAACCTTGGCGCACCACCTGGGCGGATCACCTGCCGCGTCACCGCAAGTGACCTCATCCGCTCAACCCAAGGAGTACCCAATGTTTGGAAGCTCTCTGCCGGTGCACCCGCGTACCGGCCTCACCGCCATCGGCATCGTCGGTGGAAAGCCCGTGTGGCCCATTCTGGGCGGCGCGCCGACGGCAACGGACACGTTGCAGACCCGGCACGACGCGCTGTCGGCCGAGCTCGACCAGCTGCTCGGCGTTCCGCTGCCCGAAGACCGCACCGCGGCGATCGCGGCCAACGCCGAGATTCAGTCCAAGGTCGAGGAGCGTCTCACCGTCTCCGAGCGTCTGCGCGTAGTGACCGAGGAAGAGGTGCGCCGCGCCGCCGCCGGTGCCGCTCAGCAGAAGCTCGGTAGCTTGCTGGGCCGCGACGGCCAGCCCGTCGCAAAGATCCTGTCCGAGCCGCGCACCTATGACCCGGCCGTGCGTCACAGCTACTTCCTGGACCTCGCTCGGGTCACGCTGGGCGTAGGCGACGGCGACGGCGGTGTCGAGGCAGCGCGTTCACGCATCCAGCGGCACAGCGAGGAACTGGCCGTCGAGCTGCCGGCCCGCGAGAATCGTCGCGACGAGCTCGCCCGTGAGGGCAACGACCGCGAGTTGCGGCGGGCCGGCTACAACCGGCGCGCTCGGGACAACGCGTTTGAGAAGCGCGTCAACCCGAACCGCACCGACGGCCAGGGCGTAACTTCGTCCCGCCGGCATGGCTGATCGATGAATTCATCGACCTGCCCCGGTTCGGTCGCACCACGGCCAACCTGTGCAACACGATGGGTCTACCGACCGGTACCGACTCGATCAACCTGCCCAAGATCGCGACCGGCACCACGGTCGCCGTGCAGACCGCTGACGCCGCCGGCGTGTCCTCAACGGACATGACCGACACGTTCGTGACTGCCCCGGTGCGCACCATTGCCGGCCAGCAGGACATCGCGATTCAGCTGCTCGACCAGTCGCCGGTGTCGTTCGACGAGATCATGATGGCTGACCTGTTGGCGGACTACGCCGCCAAGCTCGACGTTCAGGTCATCGCGGGCTCGGGCTCGTCCGGCCAGGTGAACGGCATCCTCAACGTGTCGGGCATCAACGCCGTGACCTACACCGACGCGACGCCGACGCTGCCCGAACTTTGGGTGCCGTTGCTTCAGTCGGCCTCGCTCATCGCGAAGATCCGAAAGATGATCTCGACCGGCGTCGTGATGACTCCGTCAATGTGGTACTGGGCGCTGTCGCAGCTCGACACCACGGGCCGGCCGCTGCTCATCCCGTCCGCAACCGCGATGAACAACATGGGCGACAACGGTCTGCTCGAGGCGGACGGCCCGGCCGGCATGTTCACCTACGGCCTGCCGGCGTTCATGGACGGCAACATTCCGTCAAACCTCGGCGGCGGCACCAACGAGACGCGCATCATCACCGCGCGTTGGCAGGATCTCTACCTCTGGGAAGGCAGCATGCGCACCCGCGTTCTGCAGGAGATTCTGAGCGGCACGTTGCAGGTCCGCGTTCAGGTCTACAACTACGTCGCGTTCATGGGTAACCGTCGACCGGAGTCGATCTCCGTGATCAGCGGTACCGGCGTCATTCCCAACGCCGGCTTCTAGCACGACCGCGGCGAGCGTGGGTCACTTCCCCGGCCCACGCTCGCCGCGCTCCGCACGACCAGTCAGCAACTCACCAACACCCGGAGGTACCGCAATGGGATTCAACCGTCTTGTTCACGTCGAGGCACTCAAGGCCGAGCGCGCCATGCTCGACGCCCGACCGGACAGCGACACCAAGACCCGCCGGCTCGCCGAGGTCGACGAGCAGCTCAGCCAGTACGGCGAGAAGCCGAACCGGCGCAACCGTGAGACCGCCAGCCAGAACCCGCCGGCCGCACCAACGCCGTCCGCGCCACCGACTATCTGACCCGTTCCATTCCCCCGTAGGCCTGACCAACACGAGTAGGAGACCGGCACAATGATCGATCTCGGCGACGTCTACTCGAAGACCTACACCGTCAAGAATCCCGCCGGCGTGCCGGCGGACGCCGGCACGTTCGCCGTTACGATCACGTTGCCCGACGGCACGAACGTAGCCGGCCCAATCACGCACACCGCCAATACCGGCGTCTATCTGCTCGGCTACCCGACGACGCAATCGGGGCAGCACATCGTCGAGATCGTCGGCACCGGCGTCAACGCGTTCACGACCAGCGATGTATTCCAAGTGGCGCCGGCCAAGCCCGGCTTTGTTATCTCGCTCGAGCAAGCCCGAAAGTCATTGCGCATGCCGGCCGGCCAGACCATCGACGACGAGGATCTGCGCGACCTGATCGCCTCGGCCACGGCGCCGATCGAAGACATGTGCGGGCCGATCCTGGCCCGCGCGTGCGACGACTGGCTCGACGGCGGTTGGGACTCGGTGCGGTTGCTGCAAGCGCCGTGCATCGCGATCACGGCCGTCACTGAGTCATTCGGCGCCGGCTACACCCGCACGCTGACCTCGCAGCCGCTCGACGGCACGACGTTCGATGGCTACGGCTATACCGTCGACCTGGTCGACGGCCTGGTCATTCGTCGGGCGATGGGCACCGCGGCGCCGTTCATGACTGGCCGGCGCAATATCCACGTGACCTACACCGCCGGCCGCGTCGTCATACCTCAGAACTTGATTCGGGCGACGCGTCGCCTGGTCCGGTTCATGTGGCAGCAGGAAATGCAGGGCCAGCGACCGAACGGCTCGAGTCCCGAAATGGTGTCGACCCCGTCGGGCTACCTCGTGCCCAACGCCATACGCACGCTGTGCGGCGCCGAGCTCAAGTCGATTGCGCAGGGCTAACGATGGCTCAGTCAGCGCGTGCGGTCTGGGATAACTTGCTTGCCGCGCTGATCGCCTTGTTTCCCGACGACAACAGCTCGACGCTGGTCACCCCCGGCCCACCTGGTGAGTACACGCCCGATCTGCTCATCATGGTCTTAGGGCTAACCGGCCCGATCACTCAACCGACGATGGGCACGAACCGCAGCCGCGACAAGCGCGTCGCGATCGCCGTCGTCGTCTCGGCGTATCAGGCTGGCGGGCCTGAGGTCCAGCAGGCCGCTAACGACATGGCATGGGCGGCCGCCGACACCATCGAGGCATATTTCAAGGTCCAGGG